CGATTCAGAGTAGTATGCTCTTACTTGCCAATCTCTTACCCCGTCCAATTGAGATCCCATTGGTGGTGGAATCACTCCTCGTTTAATTAACAATGGAATATATTTGCGATGCCTATTGACAAGTCTCGCAGTTTCTGCTACAGTGTATGCTCGTTCTCTATTTTTTCTAAAGTCAGAACGAAAGCATGTTTCTATTCTATCTTTTGTAATATTGTAAACAGAAACCATTCCTGTTGATCTTGAACTATGATAAAGCCTAACTAAATCACCATTAAGAAACCAGATTCTTTTGTTTCCAGTAACTACAGGCTGACTATTGTAGTCTTTGCTCTCAAGTTTTCTTGGTTTAAAATCCATCTACCCTCCTTGCTATCTGAAGGTGGGTGAAAAAATTTTCTTGAACCACAACAGATGCAATAAGTCTCAATATGTATTTGGCTAGAATATTGTCTATCAACAAACATCTTGCCATTGCATTTTATGCAATGCATTACCCAATCCCCTTTAGTTTGGAATACCAATAATGATTAGGTGCACTGCTAAAGAAAGATCTCCAGAAGCACCAAATCTAACAATACCTTCTACCCTTGAAGTTGTTACGCTTTTTAGAATAACATTTACATTCTGTCCTGCTGGTGTATTACCAATATTGACTGCAGTAGCAGATGCAATTGGTGCATACTTAAAGTCTGAAGGAAAATCATAAGAAAATGTTTTTTCGTTGCCAGCGCTGACCGTAGAGTTATTGGCAACCTCTACATATCCACCCACAACTCTTGCCTCGGATGTTTTGATGCTTTGCTTTCCTGCTGAAATAGTATCAACAGTAGTATAGTTATATGTTGCTGAAGAAACCTGTGTAGATAGATCATTAACAGTATCAACTAATTGATATATATATGTTAAATCTAGAGGTTGTCCTCGTTCTGGTAGCGGTACTTTAGCCATTATCTCTCCATTATATCATTAAACAGTCTCATTGAGCAATCTATAAACTTTTAAAAATGGTGTTCCAGCAGCACCATCTGATCTTGCAATAGGTGAACCAGTTAAATATATTTCAATGCTAAGTCTATTTGGCGCAGATGGTTGTACAACACCATTAACTGTATACTGAGAAGGAACTGGAATAGATAGGGATGTTGTTAGCAATCTTTCTTTATACAACCAATCTCCGTTACCGCCGCCTCTATCCCATCTTACCCACACATCGTACTCTGATGCTTTTCCAATAGCGTAAGTATTTCCGCTATCTATTTTTGTAATTGTTACAGAATCCCAAACAACTGAGGCTATGCTTCCAGCCTTATTAAAAAATATTGCTCCAGGGACAAAGGTTTGATCTGGCTGAATTAAATAAACTGGAGACCAGTGTGAAGTTCTGTTCTTATCTGAAGATACAATTCTATACCTTAAAGAATAACCCTCAGTAATACTGTTAATTGGCGGCAAGTTGTTAGCAGGGGTCCTAAACTTTTTAACTGTTTCATTAGTCATTATGTAACACCAACAGAAAATCTAAATTCAATATAGTTACTTGTGTTTGGTGATTTAATAATTGTTTCAGCGTCTGTATTTTTAACAACAGAATATCCTGTTAGTCCATATAATGGATTTGTTGTTGCAATATTTTCTAATCTAAGGGCATCTAGTGCAATATAGTAGTCTGCAGATGGCACATCAGAAACTATTGCACAAGCATATATCTTTACTACAGTTACAGCATTCCATGTAAATCCTTGTGTTTGATATAACTCTTGTAGTTGAGTAGATGCTACATAATATCTGTTAGTTTCAAAGTCATATGTTCCACCAGTACCGCTGCCGTTTTCTAATTCAATTTCAAATCTTGCAAATTCTCCAGTATTTTCTGCTTCTGTTTCTGCAAAATCTACAAGAATTCTTACTGTATCTGGAACTGATGCTGAGTCTCCATCTTTGCTAATAATGGAAAATGCAAGACGTAGTTCATCTATTGGAGAGTTTCTGCTAAAGTTAACATCTGCTCCAGTTAGGTGAATGTGATTTGATCCAGGCTCAATAATAAAATGTCCAGCAGAACTTCCAGTTGATGGATCAACCGTTAAGTCTGAATCATCTCCCTGTATCAAAATAATATTATTTAAAAATCTTGCACGTTCATATCTTTCAGGTCTTGGTGATTTATAAAATATTGAGTTATCTGCGTTAGTTTGAAACACAGGGTCTGCGGTAGCGATTACGTTATCATCTAGAGGATCATCTAATGGCTCAGTAATAGTAGGAATAGATGTCGCTGCTACGTTTGTATGATATTGCCAGTTTTCTCCTTGTGTAAAAGCAAAAACTGTTTTGCTGTCATATGCTCCAGCAGATGGATTAGATCCTGCTGAATATAAACCAATTTCAGTTATTTCATATCTTTCTTCTGTTGGTAATTCCGCAGTTAAAACTAGTTTTTCTGTTGCTCCATCATTAACAAATCCTCTAGAAGAAATAGGAACACGGAACATTTCAAAGTCTAGGTTTTGTTTTTCAGAGTAATCGCCATATGGGTCAGAGGTGGCAAGCGGCTGTGCTCCGCAGCCAACGGCAATGTATGAAGCATATGCTGGTGCTTGACCAAGCAAATACTTACCAATTATAGATTTTCCAGTGTCAGTTATCATTTAAATGTCCGCCTCATATATTGTACCACTTATGGTAATTTCTACTTCTATTTGTTCATCTGGCTCTAAATTTACCGCTTCAACTACCAGTTCTCCAGTTTGTGGATCTATGTAAACATGCTCTCCATTTGGACCAGTTGGTTCATCTGGAACCTTGTCATCAAATTTAATTGAAAAGTTTTGAAAGTATTTATCTGATGTAGACTGAAGACTAACTATATTATTAGGGTTATATTGTTGCTGAATAGCAGTTAAATTTTTAATAGGTTGGTAGATTACTGTCTGTCCATTGATTGTATCATTACGGGCAATGTTAATTAATTCCTGCCCTCCAATATTTTCAAAAATTAGATCTGCCATTATTTCAACTGGCACACTATCATCATTAAATAAAATAGTATCTATTGGTGCAGTTAATACTGGATTTACATTACGAGATGTTACAGCAAATCCAAGTGTGCTTGGTGTCATAGGTGTTGCTGATACGCTATTGTCTGCAGCCATTTTAAACCTCACTCAAATAAACAGTCATAGATGGACCAGCAAGACTTCTTCCATATCCAATATTATATACAACAAATCTATCAGACTCTTGTGCCACTAAGTCTAGGCTATCAGAATTCTTATAGTCAATGGTAACAATATCACCTAGTTGAAGTGTTGGAATAGAAAATAATGACATGCCGACTGATTTTTTAGGTTTCATAATCTTATTAATGATCCATCCCATTAATTCATTGGCATCATCTTGGCTTTGAATATATGCACTCTCAATAGCAAAATCATTTTTACCATAGATTAATCTACTTAGTTTAATCTCATCATATTTTGCTTTTTCAACAAGTGGAGATGTTATAAGTGTGCTTCCCTGTAGTTCTGGGTCAGATAAATTGCTTTGCTTTTTAAAGTATTCATCTACTGTTAGTTGATAGGATGTATCCTGTGTAAATGTTATACCCTGAATTCTTAGATAGTTTCCAGTTGTTTCGTCAAGATTCAGTGCTGTATCTGTAGCATTAAATATTAAGAACTCTGCACCATACGAGTCTGCTTGAAAGCCAGAAATTGAATATCCTTTTATTCTATTAAAGGTTGGGGATAGTTGTGCATAAAGTGCAGGATATGAGCGATCATACTTAATATCAAAATATGCACATTCACGCATAATTGTTCCAAATTCTTCAAAATACATATTATATTTTGGTGGCTGTTCAGAACTAATTCCAGTCAAGTATGTTCCTTGAACAAGTCCGCTTACAGCATATTTTCTAAAAGACTCATTGGCATCAATTTCTGAATCTCCAAATACTCCAGAAAGTGTTTCTCCTACTACTGATACTGTATTTTGTGCATAGTTATTTGTTAAAGCATAAAGATTTTCAAACATTACTCTTGAAGAACCACGAACAAACGGAGCCATATTGTTATAAACTGGTAGCGGATCTGTATCATCAACAATCTTAATTAGTTTGTTATTTATATAAAGATAGAATCTTCTAGTTGTTCCAATATCTTGATACTCTACGCCTAGATCATAAACAGTTGGCTTGTCTTCGCCAGATAGTCTATATTGTCCAGTAAATCTTCCATCGTCTACGATAACACTTGTTAGACCGCCCCACAATTTTACGGGTATAGCATTATTGTTAGAAGCATCTTTTTTAACTTTATAAAAAACAACATTATTAATATTTATTTCTGATTGACCACTCGCATTAAGTTTTAAATAAGACTCAACGTTTGTTTCTGTTAGGGCAACAATTTCAAAATAATAACCATTGTTTGTTTCTGGATTAAGCATAACCGCTAAGCCTCCAGATCCTCCACCAATGCTTACGTTTTGATTTGTCTGTGCGCCATTTACTTGATAATAAGAAATGCTACCAATTGGAGTTTGACCACGATTTTCATTGGCTTCAATCTTGCCAATAATTCTCATTCTTGCACCAAAACTTTTGTATGCATTGTCTAGTTGTTTGTATTGATAAGAAACAAAGTTAATTGGTGTTTCTGTTGTTTTAAAAGATGGACCATTCATAATAAGTGCTGAAGACTGAACTGTTCCAGACTGGGTAGACTTTAAACTATTTACATCTGTTTCTGTTAAATAACTAGTTGACATGAAGTTTTTAATAACTCCATTTCTTGTTGTTTGACGTGCAAGAGTGTTATTAACACCAGCAGCACCTAGTGTTGTTGCTGGAACAGAAAGATTTTGATCTAGGGTTGTTGTAAATAAATATTGTGTTTGCATGTTGCACCCACGAACATAAGCGTTGTCTGACCAATAAGAACTGATGCCAGCACTGTGGTATGTTACTGGTGTTCCAAACTGTCCACGGCCATGCTCATAAACAGCACCCTGCTGCAGCCTTGTTAATCCATCTACGGTTTCGTAATATGGCGTAGAAAATATTCTAACCAAGCCTGTTGGATATATTTTTCCATTAAATGGTATAGATGCAAAATATTTTTGATATTCTTGGTTGCTGCTAATCCAAACATTTCCAGTTCCAGTTATATTAAACTCTGCTGCATCATATCTAATTATTTCTCCAGAAGAATAGAAATATCCCTGATATCTTGTAAGCCAATATACATTTTCTCCAATATCAAAGACGTTGTTTATTACTACACCGTTTTGAACAGTTGGAACTTCTGCCGTTAAGTCTGAATTAATTGGCATTGCCCCAAGAACATACTTACCTTGTTTAGAGGCAACCTCATTGATAGTTTTAGTATTTTCCGTACCAGATACTTCCCATAGAAGTGCAGGCTTGTATATCCAAGTTTTATCTTTATCTACCATGCTTGACTGTCTTATGCTTCCATAAGATCTTTGAATATATCTGGCTGTATAAGATATGTTTCCACCATTATAAACTTTTTTATCTTGAGATGCAATGCTTATAATGTTTGGAAGATTTCCTGACGTACCGTTTTCAATAACACCAGAGTCTGTTTGGTTATTAGTTCCAGATAAAACAAAATCTGTTGGTCGCTCATCTAGCGCTGGCATTAAGTAATTTTTGCTCATCACAATAAAGTTATTGTATTCATCAAAGAACATTGCTGACTGTGTAGCAACGGCCAACTGGTTTAAAACCTCTGCAACATTTTGATCAGGTGCTACAAAAAAATATGGAATAACTGGATCTGATTCTGTGTCTAGTCTTCTAAAAGAATAGTTGCTAAATCCAATATAGTCTAACAAAGTAACGATTGCCATGCTTAGAGATGTTTCTGTCATTAATAATCTTGGCGCAGGCATTGACTCTAAGAAGAAGTATAGATCTCTTAACTCTAAAGATAAAGTTCCGCTTGTTATGTTTGCCTGTGGCATACCTTCTGAGTACAATGTTTTAATTGGAACATAGTAATCAAAACCATCTACATCAACAAGTATTTCATAAAAATTAAATTTAATATTTTTTCTAACATAGTCTGCAATAATGCTAGAAGTATTATATTGATTAAATGCTTGGTCATCATCAAATAAAGACACACTTCCAGTAGATGCCAAAAGTTGGCCTACTGGCAAAGAGGTAATGCCAATGTCTGACAGTGTTTTTGTAATATTAAAATCTATAACCTTGTCTGATATATCTACTACTAGTCTTGGAGACATTTCAATTAAATCAAAAGTAGAGTCAAATTTATTCATTACCTCTACTACAATTCTCATACCCTGAACATAAGCAAACTCTCTATAAACTGTACCGCCATTAATCTCATCAGTAAACTCTTCTGGAGATGTTAAGTCTGTTACAAAATTAGTTTGATTTGTTATTGTTTCTGATCCTAAAGTCCAACCATATTCTGGAACAAAAGAATCATATCCATCATCTTCTCCAGTTCCAGTATAGATATAAAATATACCCTTATCTCCAGTTGTTGGTATTACAAGGTATGCATATCCTATTGGTGCTGCATCAGGTCTTAATGTTACAGATGAAAGAGTTTCAGCATAAATAAATATGTCTCTATATTGTTCTGGTATTACAAGGCCATATTCTAGTTCTACGTAGCCATCTGGACCAACTATTGCTGATCCGTCTGCACGAGTATCTGTTTCCAAGAAAGAATAGGCATCTACCCAGTTATTATTATTTAAATACTGAACTCTCCATCTTGATGGACTTGTTTTATTAGCATCTCCAAAAAGTGGATCATCTATTGGTCCAGTGCTTGTAGCAAAAGGACCAAGATCAACCGTACCAACATTTGTTTGCATTTTTACAACAAGTCTGTTTGCTGGAACTGAATTTTTATAAACAACAAAAGGAACTGCATCCTCTATATAGTTAAGTCCATTAGATATGTTATTTGCAATACCACGCTCAAAATTATCTTCTGTTCTGTAAGAAGTCCAATATCTAAATTCATCATATCTTGATGGCATGTAGTATCTTGGTCTTTGT